TTCCACGACAAACTATTGAGATCATATCTAAATCTATTTTCATCAGTCACAGCTGCGGCTATCATTGTATCAACAATCATACCATTGATAGTCAGACCCATAGATCTTATCCAACATACATCGTACATTGCATTGTGAAATATTTTTGTAGAATCTGTTTTAAGAATATCCTGAAACCATTCTAAAACTTTTTTCTTTTCCATGTTGCCACCACCTTCGTGTGCTATTGGAAAGTATCCTTTGTAATGTGCGGTAGCTACAGCAATACCTATAACCTCACCATTACCAATAATAGATCCAGATCCTTTTTTAATTAGGTCTGGGTCTTTTGTTTCTAAATCAATTGCAATCTCATCAACCTGTCTAAGGTCAGGAAATTCTTTGGGTATTACCCATTCTGTTTGTGCGCTGAACGTAGGTATTTTCATAATATTAAATAACAAAGAATTAATAAACAAGTAAACAAACCCATGTAGGCTGGTATATGATTATTTGGTTCCATAGTCCCTTTCGATTATCATCTCTATAAAATGTATTGCTTTTTCCAAGTCTTGTTTCTTTCCTTTATCGCGGTGTCGTATTATATATTTTATAGCACAACCTTCCGGATATAACAACTCATTCTCAACTACAAATTTGCTTGGCTGTATTTTGTATTTTTGATAATGATTCCCGCCGTGCTGCTTATCCCAAACTTTCGATGTCATAACCTCTGTCCTCCTGTTTAGCTGTCATTATATATAAATTTTGTTTTGTACGTGTAACTCCTACATACCAAACTCTTTGTTCTTCATCATGTTTGTCTTCACTTCTTTCTACTGCATCTCTTATTTTTTTGGTGTTGTCTAAAATTAATAATACATTAGTAGCTTCACCACCTTTAGCAGAATGTATTGTAGATAATTTAACTCGTGCAGGACTATTTAATTTTTCTTCGAGTCTTAACATTTCTCTTATGTATAAGTTTTCTTCAGGATCAGATTTAAATACTTCATACCATGGAGCTTGCAAACTAAAACCAAACTCTTCTAAATCATACATTCTTTCTTCGTCGTGCACCCATTCAAGTTCTAAAAACTCAAATAAATCTTTACACTCTGATAGAGATAACTTGTCTCCATTAGTCCATCGTGTATAATTTTTAATTGCTGTATACAATCTTGTCTTATAACTCTTTCTACCTTTTATTTCAAAGTAAATAGCCAGATCTTTTAATGTAGGTTTTATTTTTATTAATTTGTCGTTAGTCCTGGCTAAGATCAACCAGTCACCTTCATGTAATGGTGCATCTTCTATAGATGTAATATGATGTACGGTCCCTGATTCCGGACGCGGTGCCCATAGTTTTTTAATTTTACGATCGTCTGGTATTCTATCTAGTATTTGATGAGCTATGTGTTGTACTCGTAGTGGCACCCTGTAAGATTGTGGCAAAATTATGTTTTTTGCAGGTTCGGTTTGAAAACGTTTTACATCTGCACCAGCCCAGCCATAAATAGCTTGATCATCATCGCCTGCTAGTATAACATATTTAGAGTTTTTCTTAAGTATATCGTACATTTTCCATTGTATGGGTGACAAATCTTGTGCTTCATCAATAAAAATTACGTCATATTTTGGACACAATTCTGACACATTAAATTTTTCTATCATATCTGTAAAGTCTACCAGGCCATACGATCTCTTGTAATTATCAACCTCATCTTTTAAAATTCTTAGTTGATGTTTGTCTATGTCTTCAGAGTACATATCGGTATTGTATTCATCTATGATTGATACATTTTTAATTCTTGCTGAATTTATAATATTAAAATACTCACTATCTGAGTCTACAAATCCTGTCTTCTCTTCGCCGTTAGAATAAACTGTAACTTCTATACCTAGTTTACGACCTATGTCTTGATAGTGTTCATCCTGCATTACTTGTGCTTTCTTTATACCCAGTTGATTAAATGCCAAAGAATGTAAAGTCCTAAAATGTTTTAAGTGTTTCTTCTGTAATTTAGGATATGCTTCTAGCATTCTATCTATCGCTTCGTTAGCAGCTTTAGTTGTAAATGCAAAGTAACCTATCTTGTCAATAGGTGTACCAAGTTTAACAAATGTTTTTACATACTTAATAAGTTTTGTTGTCTTACCTGTACCTGGAGGACCTAATATTTTTCTAATCATTACATTATCTCCGTGTTGTGTTTAATTTTTGTATGATTAATTTCTATGTCTTCAAATTCATCTATGTTTATCATTACAATATTTTTTGTAGGTGTATTGTATTTACCCTTTTCTTTTGTTGGATATCTTTTTTGTTCTAGAAATTGTATGTCACATTTTTTATAATTAGTTTTCATCATGACTCCTGTCTTATCTTCACCATGTTTCCAGTTCTTAGATCTAAGTTTGTCATAAAACTTATCAAACTTAAAGTATGCATAACCATCTTCTATTAAAACTGTACCAGATTTAAAACTTGCATCATTCATAGCTTTAGGTCCATTTATTTTTGCATGTAAGACGTCATGTAATTTTTCTTTTGGTGATGTACCTATGGGTGGATTAATAATTTTTTGTGTAACAAATAAAGTTTCTAATATTGTTTGGTCCTCTGGTGCTTTAATAATAGGTGGTGGAAAGCCTGCAGCTTTTGCTATTGCATTCCTACGTTTACGTTGATCTGTTACATGTTCTATTGTTTTACAATGCACAGTTGCTTTACCAATACCATCTGGTTTTGTTACATCAAACTCATACTCTGGGTCTGGCTCTATATCTATCTTACGTAAGTTTGTTAACACAGGATATGCACCTTTTGATCCAGATAACACACCGAATTTTTTCTTAACACATATACCTTTCTTACAAAAATCGCTGATAGGACTTTGATTACATGTGTAACCTTTTTCTGATTTGTTCCACGATCTAGTTTTTTGTTTTAGTTTGTTGTCATCCCATGCGTTTGCGTGTTCTCTTGCAAAATATTTTACAGGTGCATTCTTAACTTTTTGTTCCCAACTATCTGGGTATTTCATTTTAACAAACACATGATAGTTATACATAAATCTATCTTTACCATCAAACTCTGCTTGATTAGATATCTTAGAAATTAAAGCAAGACATGGTGGTCCTTCTACAAAATCTTCATCTACACCTTCCATAGATCTATCCTCCATGTTTTGTGTAATTCTTTTTAGATCATCAACACTTGTAGCATTTGCATCTACAACTTTTATAAATTGTTCTAGTGTAAAAAATGTACCATCAATGTTAATAGCTCTACGTTGTCCACCATAATAAGGTAAGTTTATAAATTGTCCTGGTTTTATGGTCCCTGTTTCCGGATCCTTTGTCAGTTGTGTCTGCTTAGGAAAGATCTCACAATCAGATTTTAAATTAAATATTGGTAACAAATTACTTAAGAATGATACAATGACTGTGGATTGTACAAACTCATTCATAAATAAATATAAATGTAGACCACCGCTTTTAGATTCGATGGGTATCAAAGGTAGATCGTATTGTTGTATTGTTTCTAAATAAAATTGTTTGTCAAAATTTTCATATTGTTTTGGGTCTATATCTATGACTCCAAACCTAGCATCACCTGCTTCATTAGTTGGTTGTATACCAACAGATATCTTACCACTTAAATGGTCTTGATATATATTGTCTGTGAACTCTTCGTATGTCCATCTGTAATTTGGTTTTTGCTTTCCGCTTTCTGAGTCGACAATTGCGTTGGTCCAATCTGCGATACCATACGCATGTCTATAGCCATTAAATATCTTTATATATTCCTGCATAATTATCCTGTCTACGTGGGCCACTCAGTCTCCCTCCTGGCCCACGCTGTGCACATACCCCGAAGGGATTATATAATGCTGCTACTTTCCGCTGGTTTCTGTTCACCATGCTTCGCTTTCACTGCACCTTTTGAGATGCTTTCAGAAAACGATTTAGCTTGTTGATAGATACTTGCGTCAGTAATAGGACCAACTTTACTCACTTCCCAACCAAACCATGTGCCTTTATCATTAGACATTTGGGTAGTCTTTAGTTTGTAAATGTGGCTAAAAGATGCCGGTGTATATAAACCGTTTTGACCTTTTAGTTTTATGCCCGACATC